GTCATCCAGAGCCATGACCGCAATGTCCACCGTGCGCAGATACTCACGTGGCGCGTCGTTGTAAATTTCCGAAACCTCGGTGCGCGTGTAGATGATGATGGCGGGCAACATATTGCCACCGGCCCGAGGATTCGGGTTGTGTTGCAGCGGCTCATATCGGCTGGTGAATACGTTACTGCCCCACGGATAAGGGTTATCGTTGTCGATCAGCAACGCCTTGATTGCGTCGCGTATTTTCGTGCGCTGGTGGACGCTCATAGTCGATTCAGGCGCAGCGTTACCGTGCCCTGTCCATCATAGTCCGGTTCGACGACGCGGTAAGAAATCCCGCGAATCACGATCAAATCATGCTGTAATGGATCGCGTTGCAGATCACTCAACGCGAATGAAATCATTGGTTGGTTCGTGATGACTTCGGCGCCGCTTTCGGGTTCAACCACCAACGATTCCGCTTCAAAAATTCCATCAACCTCGTATGCCGGGCCGCCCGCAGCGTGCTGGATTATCACGCGCCCCACGCCCATTCCGTCCACGCCCTCACCGAACACGTTTATGCAATCGTGCATCGCGTCGGTGACAGTCTGTTCCCAATCGGTTTCAGGTGTCGGCATTCTGCGGCCCTCTCTCGCGTTTTGCAGTGCAATGGTGCCATGGGGTAGGGTCAAAAGAAAACGGCCCACAGGGGGCCGTTTAGGTGGTGCAATGGCGATCCTCGCCGATCCTACTCGGTGGCCTGCTCTGCAACAGCATTCCCGCTGTTCAAGTCATCGGCGCACGACTGGGCTTCTTCCTTGCTCACGTTGGATTCGAGCATTTCCTCGCCCGTCTCCACGTCGATCACGTTGTAATGACCGCCCCCCATGTGCTTGGGCGCGTATTTCTGGGCACCCTGCGCACCGCTGGCGGCGTTTACACCGGCATCCTTGGCAGCGTCAGGGGTCGGCGCTGGCGGCTCCTGCGTTGCCGCTGGGGCGGCCTGTGCGGCCTGTGCGGTGGCAGCCGGTTCCTCCGGCTTCGGCGGCGCTGGCGGCTCCGGTTGCTGCACCGCAGACAGTTTTGCCTGGCGGCGCTTAACCAACTGATCGCCGATGCTGCGGGGCAGGCTTACGCCATTACCCCGCAGTTTTTTGCCATCGCGCACAACGACACACGAAAGATCATAGTTTGGCATTAAGCACCTCCATCAATCGTCATTGCAAAGGCGCCGTTGACGCGATACGGGACGATTACCGGGGCCGATTGCAGCAGCATGATTCTCGTGCTCGGGTCTTTAACCAGCCACGACTTGGAAAAGTATTCCAGCGGCTGGAATCCGGCTTCTTCGTCCTTGATCGCGCCGAAGTGGCGGGCACCCTGCACATTGCCAATACCAAGCACCGTTCCTTCAGGCAGCATCGGCGATTCTTCCGCGTCGTCAGAATTGGCCAGATACCAGTCGGCATATACCCAATAATCGAACGTGCCGTCGTTGCCTTTGTACTGCACATGATCCGGTATCAGGGACAGATCAAGATTGCCCGATATCACGCGGCGCATGTCGAGTTTTTTATCCAGCAGCGGGCTGTTTTCTCGGAATGAACGCCAGGCCACCGGATCAAAAACGAGAGTGTCCACGCGGGCACCGGATTTTTGCAGCACCGTCAGCGCCGCATCTTCCAGAGTTCCCAGCGCATCAACGCCGGTCTGGCCCCAACGGTCACTACCGGTCAGAACGATGGTCAAGTCAGGATCGCGCCCGAAGTCGAGCACCACCTCTTTTTCCATGCCGCCCGGCATCAGCATGTTGACGGTTTCGCGCCCGGTCAGCAGCGATTCCACCGCCATCACTTCCATGCGACGGGTCAGCATGTCCACCTGATCGCGCAACGACTGACGAACCAATGCCTCAAGTCGTTGGCTCGGAGACAGCGTTTGCCCGGTGCCGATCTGCTCACCGATGGAGCGCTTGAACGGTCGGGTGGAATCAAACGTGCGCTTATCCTTGATATACGCCGGTTTGAACGATTGAGTTTTGTAGCCGTGATCCTCAACCAGCTTACCTTCAACCAGCGGATGAACAAACGGAGCCAAGCGCCGTTTTTTTCCATCGCTTTCGATGTCGAAATAAACTTCTTCACCTTGCGACGTTTCCACCTGATTGAAAAAGGTGTTGAGGATAAACGCGGGCGAACGCTTGAGCGACTGCACCACCGCGTTCAGGTATGCCGTGCTGTAAATGTTCATCTGCGCCCCCTTATTCCGCAGTCACGGGTTTAACCAGATAGATCGACAGGGCGCGCAGTGCTTCACGTGCGCTGTCCGCCGTGACGCCCTCGCCAAACGTCATCTGGTTTTCGTTGAAATCACCAGCGATGTATGCAAACGACGTTACAGCAGTGCCGCTGCTGGATGTGCCGGTATCCACATCCTCGCCGAGGATGCAGTCAGGCGCGACCCCATCGCCCGGCTCGTCATCGTCGCCAGGCTCCTGAAACGCGATGACAAATTCGTCATCATCGTTTTTACCCAGCAGCGTTCCGCGTTTCAGAACGCCCTGGCCAGCAGCGAGAGCGACGCCCTTTGTACGGATCGGGTGATCACCGGCGATCAACTGATCCGGCGTGTAGGTTCCGGCGTCTGCGTCAAAGCCGGGGTTAAAGTCAGGCATGATAGGTTCCTCCTTACTCAATGCCCAGCGATTTGCCCAGCGCTGCGGAGCGTTCAACAGCCTGCTGCAACTCGGTTTTGTCCACGTCGTCGCCGACAATGGGTTCTTCCTCTTCGCTCATGCGAGCGGATAGCGGATCGACCGGGGCCGGTGCTGCTGCAACAGGTGCAGCCGCCAGGTAAGCCTTGGCCTTGTCCACGCCGATATCATCCTCAAAAGCAAGGTGATGCGCCAGCTTTTCGCGGCCCTTGGCTTCTTCGCAACCGAGAATGCCGCTGATGCGGTCACGTTCGGCCTTCGCGGCGTCAGCAGATGCAGCGGTGGCCGCATCAATCTGAGCCTGCAACTCGTCGGCCTTCGCAGTGGCCCCCTCATTGCGCAGCGCTTCCGCAGCGTCCGGGCACAGACGGCTGAAATTCTGCGCCGTCGCTTCCAGTTGCTGTTTGTCGTCGCCCGCTGCTGGCGCGTCTTTAGTGAGATAGTAAGGCATGTCATTCTCCACCTTTTCCAGTCGCCCAACACGGGCCATTGTCGCGCCTGATGACTCACGCGCCCCTTCGATCATGTCAGCAATGACACTCTCAAACGAGCCGATGCGATCCGCCATACCGGCTTCCACTGCGGCCTGACCGATCAGTACATCGCCCTGGCCATAATTTTTCAGCACATCGTCGATCTCGACGCCACGATACTGCGCGACACGAGAAATGAAAACATCACTCAGCGAATCAACCAGGCGCTGGTAGCGCGCCCGGCCATCGTCGGTTGTCACGTCCACCCGTTTGTAAGGCGACTGACTGCTCACGATTTCATAGTTTTTGATACCCTCTTTTGCATCGCGTTCGCGGGTGTCGGTGATGCTCATAACCGTGCCGATTGATCCGACCATCGCCGTTTCGTTGATGACGATTTCATCCGCCGCGCTGGTTATCCAGTACGCCGCAGACGCGCCAGTTCCACCGACGTATGCAATGATCGGCTTCGATCCGCGAGCGTTAAAAATTTGCTCTGCGAATTCAGCAACGCCGTTTGCCTCGCCACCGGGGCTGTCAACATTCAGCAGGATTGAATCCACTTTGGGAGACTCAACTGCATTGATGAAATCCCGTGCCAGCAACTGGTAGCTGCTCGCGCCGCTTAATGCGGTGAACAGGTTGGCGTATCGGAAAAGCGGCCCGCTCACCGGCAGGATTGCAACACCGTCGCGAACCTCGACTTTGTATGTGTTATCAAGTGGCCGTCCGATTTTCTGCGCCACCATTTCCGGTGACAGGTTTTCACGCTGCGCGATTTCCAGTATCGCGTCCATGTATTCCTGCGTGATCGCCCAAGGCTCCGCTTTGATGCGTGTCAAAACTCGCAGCAGGTTCACTGTTCACCCTCCTGATCTTCGGGCCGGTCGTCATCATCCTGCGCCGGTGGTGTTGGTTCTGGGCCTGTTGGCGCAGCCTGTCCGGGCAGCACCTCGGGTGACAATCCCGCTTCGCGCTCGCGATCACGCAGATAAATGCGCTCGCGTATGCGCTGGTCGATAACCTCTTCCCAATCGCGGCCCTGCTCTGCGCATTCATCCTCAAGCGTTGACGTTGTCTGCAATCGTTTTTCGGACGCCTGCGCTTCTTTCAACGGATCAATCCAGCCACGGCCCGGCCCGATCCACTTGCATCCGGTGTAAGCGTCGCGGTTTTCGTAAAAATCAGGCGCGTCTACTTCGCCTTTACTCACCGCTTCTTCGAGCCACAGCTCATAGACCGGCGTGGCCCACTGTTCGATAAGCCAGTGTCGAATTGCGGTAAACGTCCGCCAGGCTTCCATCAGCGCGGCGCGTGCGCTGCTGTAGTTGGTCTTGCTGAAATCTTTGAGAACCAGCTCATAGGGCATGTTCAGACCGGCGCCGATGTAGCGCAGCGTCTGTTCGACATAGCTGCCGTATGCGCTGTTGGGTCGATTGGGGTTAAACGTGTTGAGCTTGTCGCCCGGATGCAACGGGATAACGCCCGCGCCTTCAAGCTGCACGTCCCATCCAGTCCGCGACTCCATGTATTTTTCATAAGCGCGCTCGGGATCATTGCCACCGAAAATCGTTGCAATGTCCTCGCCGGTCATTGGTGTTTCGATAAACGCGGCGATCATTGAGTTGATCACAGCGGTTTGCAGCTCGGTGCGCTGGTAGCGATCCAGCATTCGGAACGCGCCCATCACTGATGCAAGAATCGTTGCACCTCGTGACTGACCAGGCCGTTTTTTATCGTAGATGTGCAGCACACGCTGACGTCCGAAACGGGTGTAAGCTGGCACTCTCACAAACTCGCCGCTGTCACCTGCCGCAGAGCTGAATGTCAGCTCGCCCGGATGTGTTTTGCGAATCCAGTACGCCACCGGCTCGCCGTACTCGTTACGCTCGATGCCCTGCTGCGCGTTATTCGACATGCCCGCCACAGTGTCATACAGCCGGGCCGGATCAATCGCCTGAAAATTCGTTGCCCACTTCGCGCCTGGCCGATCTGGACGCCACAGGGCCAGCGCCAGCGCCTCGCCGCTCAGGAATGCAGTGCGCAGTTGCATGACGGTCATGCCGCCGAACGTGTGATGCCGGGCAGCGTCAAAAGTGGGCTTGCTTGCAAAGGTTCGCCACTTCGCTTCGACTGCCCGGCCCCATTCGTCCGCCCGCTCCTTTGTCCATCCGAGCGACCGCCAATCAGGCTTTGCCGACAGTCGCAAACCCGTGCCGACCACGTTGTCGATGACGGTCTGGATAGCGCCGGATGCGACGCCGTGGTTCCGCTCAAGATCGTAAGCGCGGGCGGCCATCGTCTCGATTTCACCCGCCAGCGCCCCGTCTGCCGAGTACAGCGGCGGGTTGAACGTGGCCATCTCACGCGCAGTTTGAGACGCGGCAAAGTGCGCCGTGTCCGTCATCGCGGCGCGTATCGGCCTGCCGTTTACATCAACCAGTGATAGTTTGCCGCTGCTCAAAATAGCCACCGTATCATCCTGCGACCCTTCCGCCCCTCGCAATCGGCGATCTTGTCTTTCAGATCGTTGATGTAGCGCAGCAGGTCTGTCATGTTCGCCGCAGTATAGCTGACCGATTTGCTCGGGCCAAAGGTGACCGTGGCCACCTTTTTTCCGGTCTGCAACTGGTGGTAAGCCAACTCTGCCTCAGCCAGTCGCAACTTGATTTGTGGGATGTCTGCACAGCTCATAGGAAATCATCTCGCGCCTTCGTGATCTTCGGTCGAATGATAATGGGTTCTTGCCGCTTCGGCTCTTTCACGGCGCCCAGCTCGGCCTCGATGTCCTGCCATGTTTCCTCCTGCCATCGCTCCACGCCGTCCAGCGCGGCACCTGCTCGGGCGTAGTTGCGACAGTCCAGCGGCTCGTTCCGTTCGTATTTTTTTCCCACTGGTAACGTCGAAACCCTTTCACCAGACGCGGCACTTCTTCCTCGGCGGTGATCCCCTTGAAAAATTCCTCCCCGTATTCAGGGAAGTGACAGTAACCATATGGGAGTTCAGCGCCGCTTTCCTTCGTCGGCCTCTCCTGTTTCAGCCAACCGTACAGCTCCTGTTTTGCACCTGATACCCCAATCGGCCAGAGCTTAACTCCGCGCCGCAACCGACGGCCCCGAACGCTCACCTCCACGTCCTTGGGCTGCCCGATTATCTGTCCGTACCTGTCGCGTGGGTCAAGCGCCAGCACGCGACTGGTCGAATGGCGGCGGCAATACTGGTAAACGACGTTCGTCAGATAGCCGGTGTCGATTCCCATTTTCCTGATTTTCAGGTGGCCCCCCAGCTCATGCCGGAATGACTCATTCAGAATTTCAGTCAGACGTGACCACGGGCTGTCCGGGCCGTCGAGTTGCGACGGGTCGCCGTTGATCACACGATAATCTACCGACCAGCTTTCCATTCGCCGACCGTATGCGACGATTTCCAATTCAAGCCGATCTTTCTGCACGTCAACACCGGCATACAGGGCCAGGCCGCCAGCAGGCACGATATTGGTTTTGTACGGTTCGCGCCGGTCGTAAAGTTTTTTCCAGTCGGGTGAATCGCCCTCGCCCTTGTACGTCTCGCCCAGCACAGTGTTGATAAACACCATGCGTTCCTCGACGTTTTTGTGACTCTCTAACCACTCTTTGACGATGTGCGCCCAGGTCGCATTAGGGCTGTAACTGTACGCAGCCCAGATGTGGAATGATGCGTGGCGCGGGTCTTTCGGTTTTTTATTCGTGGGCACCCAGCCATAACGCAGATCACCGGCCAGGTGCAGGCGGTCGGCCTCTTCGACCATCCAGCGCTGCCAATTGAAACCTATCGGCTCTGAACAGTGTTCGCAGATGTAGCGCACCGTTTCCGGCTGCCCTTTGTCCCACTTGAATTGAGCGAATTTCAAAACCTGCGGCTGTTTGCAGAACGGGCACGGCACTAAATAATACTGCATGTTGCCCATCTCAAAGCGGCGCTTGATACGACTGGTCGCGTCGCGTGTCGGGGTGCTACCGGCAATGATTTTCCGATTCCAGAATGTCTGCGTCCGCATAATCCCGAGTTTGATCTGATCCCCTTCCTCGCCAGCCGTCGGCGGGTAACCGTCCACCTCATCAAACCCAACAATGCGCACCGTCACACGTCGGAAACCGCCCGGACTGTTCGCGCCGACCAGGCGCAGCGATCCACCAGGAAACCGTTTCAGTTGGATTGTGTTGCCACTGTCCCGTTTGTTTTCATCAACCAGACCATCAAGCGCGGAAGTGTCGCGCAGCATCGGCTCGATCTCGTCTTTTGAATAACCCTTAGCGTCCTCGATGGTCGGCTGCACGATCATGATTGGGCACGGGTCATGCTGGATGTGATAACCCGTCATGTGGTTCAGTATCTTCGTCCAGCCGACACGGGCCGATTTCATCACGCTAACCGATTCAATCCGACGGTCAGTGATCGCGTCCATGATGCCGCGCTGAAATGGGATCGTGCGCCACTTGCCCTGTTCAGCGCTCGACTCTGCCGACAGCACCGCGTGCCGGTCAGCCCACTGCGAGAGCGTCAGGCGAGGCGGTGGCCGCCACGCTTCCAGCACCTCCGCCAGCAGCGCATCAGCGTCCATCGGCCAGCTCCTCCATCGCCTCGGACAGCAAGTCCTCCAGCATCTCAATATCGGCAACAGTCAGCGTCGGTATCCGGCTCTTGGCCTTGCCCGGCACCGCCATGATTTTTGATTGCGCGGATTTGATCATGCCTGCAAACCTCAGCCGGAATTCCTCGGCGTCCACGAGCTGGCCGCGTTTCTCCAGATAGTCGAGCTGGGCCATCCCAGCTTTGTAAGCCTCAGTCATCGCCCGGCTTTCAGTGACAGTCGGCAGACGGCCACCGCTACCTGGCGTCGCCAAGTTGTCCAGCTCGTCGAGCGTGATGGTCATGCCGCCGTCATCGTCACCACCACCGCCACCGGGCGGATGAGTTTTCGGTGGTCTGCGCTTCGGGGCAGGTGCTGGCGGCGGGGCATCGTCCGGCACCTGCTCGCCCCGTGCTCGGGCATACGCCGCTTTGCGACCCTGGCTGATCTTCTCCCGGTCGCGCACATAGAGCGGATCGACGTTTTTCTTCCATGCCGTCGCGGCCAGGTCGGGGTCGATGATGGTGGGCCGGGTGCGACCGCTGGACAGTCGGGTTTCACCGACGGCGGCGGCGGGGATTTTCCCGGTCAGAATGGCGCGTCGGACAGCCTCACCCGTTTTTTCTACCAGCCGTCCAAATTCGCGCAGGCTGATGCCGTCGTCACTCATCGCGCACCGCCGCGTCACGATCCCACCCGGTGACCGCATCCGGCACGGTGGCCGGGCCGGGCGTCGGTTGGATGGCGGGGCGATCATGGCGACGGATCATTGCGGTACTCTCGGCAATTGACAACTACCGGCGATGATACGCAGTTGACAACCTATGCGGCAAGATTCGTCAGACTCTCTGTAACGCTCTGTGAGTCGTTTTTGCCTCGACTCTTCCCAACACACTGCCCAGAGTCGAAACGCGCCTCTGCGGCCTTCTGGTGGCCGTGGCTACCCTGTTTCGGGCCTGGCTGCGCAAAAAGCGCGGGGTCGCCGTCACC